GGGCGCCGCGCGCGCGTGCGGGCGTACGCGCCCACGTGCGCCCGCACGCGCCCGCTCTCACGGGCGCACGCGCGCTGGCAGGGCAGGGCAGGGCAGGGGTCGGCACCGGCAGGGCGGGGCAAGGGCCGGCAGGGCCCGGCAGGGTCCCCGATCAGGAACCTTCAACGGACCAACTCGCTGACCGGCCACTCAGACCGAGACGAAGACGCAAGCGGGGCAAGCGAAAGGCAGTTACCACGGGAGCCTCTTTAGGAACCTGCGTTGAGCACGGCGACTACCTTCCTTGCAGGCTGTGCGACCTGGGGGAACTGGAACTGGCGATGACTGAGGAGGAGAGATGAGTCGCTGCGCTTCGGGGTGCGTCATCGTTGGTGAGCACCTGGCCGATTGTGCGGGTGTCGATGACGAGGGACGCTCCTGCCGTGGGTGCCTGCCGTGCCCGTCCGAGTTCGGAGTCCTGTGCCCGAGGTGCTGGGGGAGACTCCAGTCCGCAGTCAGGACGCTTCCCGCGTTGATCGATCACCTGTTCGAGGTCGCGGTACCGTCGATGTCCTCACCCCAGGGGTGCGGTGGCGGTGGCCGCCCATCGCCAGGTTCCCGGTCCCTGTACCCGGCGTCTCTGGGGACGGCCGATGATCTCGTGGCCATGCTGGCCTCCTGGTGTGATCAGGTGGCCGACGCCCTGGGCGTATCAGCTCCGTCGCGTCGTGGGCTGTGGGTGACTGAGGAACGGGTGCTGCGAGACCCTGCCACCGGCGGCGTCTACGTGTCCGGCAGCGAGGTGGCCGGTATCCGGGACCCTGCGGTGGCCGGCCGCCTGGTGGCCTGGCTCGAGCCCCGTCTTCCGAGCGTCGCCGCTTTTCCGTGGGCGGCGGACATGCTTTCAGACCTGGGGGACGCCACAGCGCGAGCCGCCGCTCGCTGGCCGGTGGAGGAACCTGACCGGCGAGTGACCGACGTGCGCTGTCCGTCGTGTGGGGCGTTCTCGCTGGTGGTGCACCCACCCCGTGTCGAAGGTGGCTCCGAGCAGGTGGTCTGCTCGCTCCCGGCCTGTGGGCTGGTGATGCCCGAGGAGGACTGGGCCCGAGCTCGGGCATGGGCTGTGGTTGTTGCCCGCATGTCCGTCCCGGCTGAGGCGGTCGCGTCATGATGGTGGCGGGGGAGAGGTGGGAGCGCATCAGTACCATCCCGTCCTTGGTGCCCGGGCTGCCGGCGGGCACGGTGAGTGCCTGGGCGTCCTCGGGCCGTATCCGCCGCGTACGCAGCGGGGGAGAGTCATGGGTCGCTTTCGCCGACGTTCTGGTCGCTGATGCCGCCAGACGGCGGCGCAGGGCCCCTGCACGGCGTGTCTGAACTGGAGTGATTGCTGCTTTTCGTGGGGCGCGTGTATGGTTTGCAGCAGCGGCACCAGTGTCGTCAATGCCAGGCCCGAGCGGATCACCGTTCGGGCCTCTGACGTCTTCGGCTACGGTAAGCCCATGGCATCGAGGATCTGCTGGAACTGCGAGCAACTTACACACATGGCCCCAATCGATGCGCCGATCTATTCCACGGACGGCGACTTTTGGACGCGTACTTACCGTTGCGACAGTTGTTTCGCTGCCTCGGTTGCGAAGATGCCCGGTTATTCTGCTGATCCCTACCTTCCCCACGGGGCAGAGGACGTGTTCGATGAACCGCGTGCAGACATCGATTGGCTTCCGGCTACCGTGCGGGGCAGACGGTTTGAGGACGTTCCTTCCCCAGTACGCGGCGCGGCCTCCGAAGCCTATGAGTGCCAATCAATCCACTCCTTCCGGGCGGCCATCCTCATGGCCCGCTCGGTCGTAGAGGCGGTAGCCAAGGACCAGGGGGTTGTGGATGGCCCGTTGGTCAAGAAGATCGACGCCCTGGCAGAGCGGGGGATCATCAGTGCCCTGGTCAAGGACACTGCCCACGAGATCCGGCACATGGGCAACGAGATGGCACACGGTGACTTCGTCCAGGACGTGACCGAGGAAGAGTGCGACGACGTCCTGAACTTCATGAGTGTCCTGCTCGACGCCGTCTACCAGCAGCCCGCGAAGCTCACACGCTTCCGTGCTCAGCGCCAGGCCCGCACCTCAGCTAAGACCACACACTGACCAGCCGCACATTCGGCGTCGAGAGGAGGCGAGGCGCTGGTGGCGCAACGCTCATCCTCCCGTCACATGCGCGAGCTGCGCACCGCTTTCTTCGAGGAGGGAAAGCGCCTCGACGCAGACCCAGTCACTCGAGCGCAGGCGGACTGCTGGATCTGCGGTCAACGCATCGACTACGACGCCGCGCCCGGCTCCACCGAGGACTCCCACGAGCTCGACCACGCACTGCCCGTGGCCACGCACCCCGAGGCGCAGGAGGACCCGTCCAACTTCAAGCACGCTCACCGTCGCTGCAACAACAAGCGGGGCAAGACCGCGCCGAGAGGTGACCTGGGCGATCAGGTCTCACCGTGGTGGTGAGTGCCTACCCCATCCTTTTCCGCCTTTCCGGAGTGACGGCGGAAAAATCCACAAACCCCTCCTGGCCGGACCACCCCCCGCCCGCGCTGATCCTCTCTCCCCGGCATTTTCGCCCCGGGGGTGCCTTGAAATGGCGCGGATGCGACACGAAAATGGGACATTTGATGCGAAATCGCGTGAAAATTCGTGCCCTTGCGCGATCTGGGCTCACAATCACCGAGATCGCCCGTGTCGTGGGGTGTTCAAGGGGCGCTGTCTACCGCGCCCTAGCCCCGGACGCCCGGCTGACCTATCAGCGGCCCAGCAGGTGGGACAGAGAGGGCGCTGCCGTGGGTGAGCTGCTGTCCTCCTACCCGCAGATGAGCTCTGTAGCGCTCGCGGCCCGCTCCGGCTGGTCCGGATCCCTTCGACAGCTGCAACGGGAGGTACACCGGCGTCGCTCTGATGCCGTCAGGAACGCTGAGACGCAGGGCGTGATCGTTCGTCCCGCTCCCGTACTGTCTGCGCCATCCTCCTGGAGGTGATCGTCTTGGAGATTCACGAGACCCTGGCGTCTCTGGTCGTTCCTATCGACGATGTGAGGCCCTACGCTCACAACCCGCGTCGCGGGGACCTTGAAGCGATCAAGGAGTCCCTGCGCCAGCACGGCCAGTACCGGCCTGTCGTCGCCAGCGTCCGCACGAGCGAGATCCTGGCCGGCAACCACACCTGGCAGGCCGCGAAGGCTCTCGGCTGGGAGCACATCGCGGTCTCCTGGGTCGATGTAGACGATGAAGAGGCCGCCAGGATCGTCCTGGTGGACAATCGCACCAACGACATCGCCGGCTACGACGACGCCGCTCTGGCCGAGCTGCTCTCCTCTCTGCCGGACCTGACCGGGACCGGCTACGATGGCGCCTTCCTGGCGGAGCTCTTACCCGGCGAGGAGCCTGCCGCACTGACCGACGTCGACGACGCTGCCCCCGTACCCACGGAGGATCACACGTGCCGTCTTGGGGACGTGTGGCACCTGGGGGACTCCCTCCTGCTGGTCGGGGACGCCACCGACACCGACGCAGTCCTCGCGGTCCTGGGCGACGAGCGCGCCGACTGCGTGTGGACCGACCCTCCGTACGGCGTGAACTACTCCGGCGCCGCCGGCCAGATCAAGAACGACTCCTCTGAGGACCTACCAGACCTGCTGGGTGGGGCCTTTCGCACCATCGTGACCGCAAGCCGTCCAGGGGCCCCGGTCTATGTCGCCTACGCCGACACCGAGGGCCCCGCCTTCCAGACAGCGATGGTGTCCGCCGGAATCCGAGTCCGCCAGCATCTCGTATGGGTCAAGAACACACTCGTGCTCGGCCACTCCGACTACCAATGGCGCCACGAGCCCATCTGGGCAGGACACACGCCCGCTGAGGACAAGGACTTCGAGGACCCGACTGCCCTTACCCACGAGGGCCTGGTTTACGGCTACGCCCCAGGCGGCGAGGGCCGCCTTGGACGCGGCGGACCCGGCTGGTACGGCGGCCACGACGCCACCACGGTCTTCGAGGTCCCCAAGCCGCCACGCAACCCGGACCACCCGACGATGAAGCCCGTCGAGCTCATCACCCGAATGCTCACCAACTCCTGTCCGCCCGGCGGTCTGGTCCTGGACCTCTTCGGAGGCTCCGGCTCAACCCTCATCGCGGCCCACCACCATCGGGCCCGCGCGTTCCTGGTCGAGCTCGACGAGCGCTACGCCGACGCCATCTGCCGCCGCTGGCAGGAGCACACCAGCATCCTGCCCGTCCGCGAAGGCGAGCCCATCGACTTCCTGGCGGCTCAGGAGGAACCGTGACCTCCGCCGGCATAGCGGCCAAGGCACTCGAGCTGCGACTGGCCGGAGCCTCTGAGGCACAGATCGCCGACCACCTGGGCCTGCCCGACGTCGACGCCGTCCGCAGCGAGATCTCCAACGCGCTCGCGGCCCGCCCGGACGCGGATATCCCGGAGACGCTTTCCCTCGAGCTGGCCCGCCTGGACCGCCTGCACATGGCGGTCTGGCCGCAGGCGACAAAGGGCAGCCTCGGGGCGGTGGACCGGATCATGAAGATCTCGGAGCAGCGCATGAGACTCCTGACGGCGCTGCAGCACGCTGGCATGCGGCTGACACCGGCGTCGCTGGGGAAAGCGCGGGCTACCCCATTACCTTGCCTCAGCGTGTGAGCGATTGAGTGAGAGGAGGACACCGTGTCCTCCTACCCGCCACCACCCGAGTCCCTGGAGGAGGATGCGGCCCAGGTGTGGTGTGACACCCTGGAGGCCTACGGCGCCGGCGCTGCGAAGGTCGCCGGTCCTCTCCTGGAGGAATACTGCCAGGCGGTCGCCGTAGCCCGCCGAGCTCGCAAGCGTGTCGACGATGAGCAGATCATCGTCGGGGACGCCAAAGGCTCCCCGATCGCTCACCCGGCGATCGCCATCGAGCGCCGCGCCATGGAGACCATCCGTCGGCTGGAGGACCGTTTCAAGCCACCGCTGCGCCGCCAGGGCACCTACGACCAGGGGTTCATGGTCCGCAAAACCAGACAAGCCGTGGACGCCGCGCCCGAGCTGCGCGACGAGCCCCGCTACGCCGGCGCGGTGGCCGCGACCATGACCCTGGCTTGGATCATCGACGAGTCCCAGCGCGCTGGCGGAGAGGTCCTTCGCCGTGCCGCCTACGGCCCGATCCCCACCTACCTCAAGACGCTCGAGAAGCTCGGTCTCACCCCGACCCTGCAGGCCGTCGACGACGTCCCTGACGCCGATGGCGCCGAAGCGGCAGCAGTGACCTCAATAGACGCGTGGATGAAGGCCAATGGAGCCTAAGCACTTCGGCCGCACCGAGCCCAGACTCTGGACCCGCCCGCTACGTCCCCTGACCCCCGAGACGTCCAGAGGCTTCGAGGTAATCGAGTTCGCTCTTGTCTTCCTCGGCGTCGAGCTCTACCCCTGGCAGAAGTGGCTGCTGATCCACGCCCTGGAGACCCTCCCCGATGGCTCCTACCGGTTCCGCCGCGTCATCGTCCTCGTGGCCCGCCAGAACGGCAAGTCCCTCCTGGCGACCGTGCTGGCCGCCTGGTGGCTCTTCGTCGACTCACGCAGACGCACCGACAAGGTCAAGCCCCTGGACTTCAAGATCGTCGGCACCGCCCAGAACCTCGACATCGCCCGCGGCCCCTGGGACCGAATCAGGAACTGGTGCAACCCCAAACCCTCCACCGACGAGGAACGCGATCTCATCATCCCGCCATTGCAGGCCGCCACCGCCGCCGTCACCGACACCAACGGCAAGGAACGCATCATGGCGCGCTCGCGGGCCCACTACGAGATCCGCGCCGCCAGCTCCGCTCGCGGTAAGCCTGCAGCCAGGGTCCTCATGGATGAGCTGCGCGAGCAGAAGACGTGGGAGGCCTGGAACGCGGTCGCACAGACGACGAAGTCGTTCTGGTCGGGACAGCTGTGGGGCATCTCGAACGCCGGAACCCCGAAGTCGGTCGTGCTGCTCAAGCAGCGTGAGGTCGGCCTGCGTCTCATCGAGGAGTGGGACCGCTACGTCGAGGCCGGAATCATGGCGGCCGAGGAGTACGCCAACGATCCCACGCACGACACATCAGTCGGCCTGTTCGAGTGGTCCGCGCCGGACGGGTGCCCGGTCGACGACGTCGACGGCATCCTGCAGGCCAACCCGTCGATCGGCTACGGCTCAATCACGGTGGCCTCGTGCATCTCGGACAGTGAGTCGATGACTGACGCGGCCTACCGCACCGAGGTGCTGTGCCAATGGGTTGCCGCCCTGGTTGACACCTACGTGCGCGTGAAGGACTTCGAGGACACGCACCTGCCACCGGCCGACGTGCGAGCGATGATCCCCGAGGGCGCACGCACTGTGTGGGGCATCGACACCTCCCAGGACCGGTCGATGACCTACGTCGCTTCGGCTGTCAGTCTCAACGACGGGCGCCCGTTCACGACCGTGTGGGCACAGCGAGCGGGCATGATGTGGCTCCCTGCCTACCTCACTGACCTGGCTCAGGAGTCCGGCCACTGGGAGGTCGCCTTGCAGACCAAGGGGTGCCCGGCCATGGAGTTCGCCAGCCCGCTGGAAGACGCCGGCTTCACCGTCCACGCCGTCGACGGCGCCCACATCGGAATCGCCACAGGCCGCTTCCGCGACCGGATACGTGACGGGCAGCTGGTGACCGTGGCCCAGCCGGTGGCCCGCCTCGCGATCGAGGGCGGTGTCACTTCCAGGTACGCCGAGAACGACGCCTGGTCCCGGGTGAAGTCGCCGACAGATATCTCCCCGATCGTGGCTGAGACCGTCGCGCTCTACGGCCTCGAGCTCTGCGCGCCCGACGAGCCCGAGCCGATCCTTCCACCGACTCCGGCTGCGGTCGTCCGCCGTGACGACGTCCCGGGACAAACCCCCGCGCTCGGGGACTGGCTCAGCGAGAACCTGCGCGACGTCCGCTTCTGACCCCGCTATGACCCCTGATGGGAGGTGGTGACCCAGTGACCCGTGAAGTCGGCTACCAGGTAGATCCCACACTGGCGTCCTGGGGGACCCTCGCCCAGGACACCGCCGAGACCAATCCCGACCTGGCCTGGCCGGCCAGCGTCGCCGTCTTCGACAAGATGCGCCGAGAGGACTCCCAGGTCTCCTCCGTGCTGCGCGCAGTGACCCTGCCCGTACGCTCAGCCACTTGGGCCATCGACCCCACGGGCGTCCGACCCGAGGTCGTCGACCTGGTCGCATCCGACTTGGGCCTGCCCGTCGTCGGTCGCCCGCCTGCAGCGCCAGCCCGCACTCGCGGCCGTTTCTCCTGGGCAGAGCACCTGCGCCTGGCCCTGACCGAGCTCGTGTTCGGACACGCCTTCTTCGAGCAGGTGTACGACGTCAGCGGAGACGACGGGCTGGCGCACCTTTCCAAGCTCGCCTGGCGCCCTCCACGGACGATCTCCGCGATGAAGGTCGACAAGGACGGTGGACTGGCCTGGATCGAGCAGTTCGCGGACTCCGGCCGCGTACGGATCCAGGTCTCCCGCCTGGTTGCCTACGTCAACGATCGTGAGGGCGGTGACTGGGTCGGCCAGTCCCTCCTGCGCAGCGCGTACAAGAACTGGCTGCTCAAGGACAGGATGCTGCGCGCACAGGCCATGACGGTCGAGCGCAACGGCCTTGGCGTCCCGGTCTACACCGGCGCCAAGGCCCCGGAGAAGGCCAGCGTGCAGGAGACCAAGGAGTGGACCGAGCAGGAGAAGGACGCGGGCCTCAAGGTTGCCACCAGCTTCCGAGCCGGAGAGGCCGCAGGAGCTTCCATCCCCGCCACTGCGACCCTCGACCTCAAGGGCGTCTCCGGAGACCTGCCGGACACCGACGGGCCGATCCGCTACCACGACGAGCAGATAGCCCGCTCCGTCCTGGCGCACTTCCTCAACCTCGGCACCGAGACCGGCTCTTGGGCCCTCGGCTCGACGTTCGCGGACTTCTTCACCCAGTCGCTCAACGCCGTCGCACTGCACATCGCCGATGTCGTCCAGCAGCACGTCATCGAAGACCTCGTGGACCTCAACTGGGGACCCGAGGAACCCGCACCACGTCTAGTGGTCGAGCCGATCGGCCAGGAGCACCCCGCCACCGCCGATGCCATCAAGACTCTGGTGGACGCGGCCGTCATCAAACCTGATGACGCCCTGGACGCCTACATGCGAACCCAGTACGGCCTGCCCGTGGCCCAGCCCGAAGACAACGAGGAGGAGCCCGCACAGGCCCCTCCAGCACCACCGGAACCGGACCAGGACGACACCCCGGACGGCGCCCCGGGCATCGACGAGGTGGCCGACCCCGACGACGGCCCCCGGCCTACAAGCCGCACGCGGAACTGGTTCAGCCGCCTACTCACGCGACGCCACCGACCACACCCACGATGAAAGGAGCCCCCGGTGACCAAACGCCCGTGGGCCAAGATCGACCTGCACCCGACCGCAGCCGCTGACGATGGCACCAGCTCATCCCCGTCGGCCGCTGACATCACCCTCTACGGCACCATCGGCGCCGACCTGTGGGGCGACGGAATCTCCGCCGCCGACCTCGCCCGCCAGATCGCCGATCTCGACGTCGACGAGCTCAACGTCTACGTCAACAGCCCCGGCGGAGCCGCCTGGGACGGCCTGGCCATCATGAACGCCCTGCGCCGCCATAAGGCGAAGGTGACCGTCACCGTCGACGCGCTCGCGGCATCGGCTGCCTCGGTGATCGCCATGGCCGGCGACCGGATCGTCATGAATCGCGGCAGCGAGCTGATGATCCATGACGCCTCGGGCTGGTGCATCGGGAACGCCGAGGAGATGGCGGAGACCGCGCAGGTCCTGTCCAAGCTCTCCGACTCCTATGCGGCCGCCTACGCGGCCCACGCCGGGGGCAACACTGAGGACTGGCGGGCCCGCATGCGGGCCGAGACCTGGTACACGGCCGAGGAGGCCGTACTCGCGGGCCTGGCCGACGAGTGGGTCGATGCCCCACCAGCCGAGGCCCGCTTCGACATGTCCGGCTTCCGCTACCGGGGGCGCGCCGCCGCACCAGCCCCCGTATCCAAGCTTCCGGCGTCCGAGCCGGAGGACCACACCACCACCATCCGAGAGGAAACCATCATCATGACTGATGAGCTCAAGGACGGCCTGCGTGACCGGCTCGGCCTGGCCGAGGACGTCACCGAGACCGCCATTCTCGCGGCCCTGGACGAGCGCCTGGCCGTCTCCGCCGCGATCGAGCCGCCTGCCGGCACCTGCCTGGTCGACCAGGCCGCGCTGGATGACCTGAAGGCAGCCGCCGAGGCCGGCCGCACGGCCCTCGCGGTCCTTGACTCCGAGCGCCGGGACAAGATCGTCGACGACGCGGTCAGGGACGGTCGTATCGCACCTGCGGCCCGCGCCTCCTGGCGCGCAATGGCCGACAAGGATGAGGAGGGCACCAAGACGCTGCTCTCCTCCCTGACCCCCAACACCGTGCCCGTCGCCGAGGTCGGCGTCGGAGCCGGCAACGAGACCACCACCGAGGACGATCGCCTCTACGCGGCCGCGTGGGGCAGCAAGGAGAACTGAGATGGCTGACTACCTGCCCAAGCACCTCCCGGGCCAGGCGATCTCCCTGGCCGCCTCCGCGAAGGTCATCGGCGGACGCCTGGTCGCCGTGACCGGCGCCGGAACCGTTGGCCCCGCCGGGGCCGACAGCGGCGCCGTGGTCGGCGTAGCCGGCTTCGACGCCAGCACCGGAGAGAAGGTGACCGTCTACCGCGGCGGTGTCCAGCGCCTGCCCGCAGCCGCCGCTATCGCCGCCGGCACCCGGGGCTGCGCAGCCGCCGACGGCCAGGGCACCGGCCCCGGCACCCCGCAGCCCGGCCTCGC